CTGTCGAGGCCCGCTGCATAGGATTGGATGTGATGGTTAACGCGGAGGCCGCTCCATGCTGGCAAATCGTTTAGGGGCAAGGCGCACAAGTTGTGCGCTGCCACTATCGAGCCGGTGTGCTCTCTGAGAAACTTGAGGAGCTCTCTCGTTTTAAGAATGTTGAGACCGGTGTCATTACTAGCGCGATGTTTACGCAGATTATCGGCCCAATTTTCAATGATTGGGAACTTTGCGGGTGCCTGCGGCATGTCGATGACCTTCTTGGCTACGAGATGGGAGCACACTTCATCAGCGTGCACTCTGAAAGTTGCGTGGCCATTCTGTAGGACTATCGGGCTATTTTTAACGCCTATGATAGCCTCGTGCGTCTGGATCTGGTCAACCGTCGGAAATGGCGGGAGGGGGCAGTTGAGACCGAAGGCAGCTATGTGGCAATGATGATAACAGTAGCCATCGTCATCTGGGTCAATGTCCAGCCAGACGTCACGGTTTGGTCCGTTCAAGATGGAAGCGGTGCCATGCTCTTTTATCAAAGCCGTGAAGTCGAGGGTAGGCTCGTCGACGCTATCGACCAATTGCAGGAGAAGGAAATGCCTGCGGGAAATGCCGGTCAGTGCGCGCATGTTGTCGTACCCGTATATGTTGTCAGAAGACTGCACAGCCGCGAAAGTGCTTGACAACGTGCCTTTGAATCGTTGCCACAGGGTACTGCCACCGGTTTGAATCTCTCTCGTTAAATAACTAAGAGCCTTGGTGGCGTGCCACCTGCGGACCATGCAAGAAATGAGGAGAGCCATCGTCAGGATATTCTGAGCGGAGGGGGCGAGTTGGTAACCTCTTTGCACCACGTGGCCTGAAACGGTGATCTCGTAACATAGGGCGTTAAGGTATGAGTGGAAAGATTGGCGGTTGACATGCTTGTCATCGCGGGCGTCACCGAACGCGACGGCTTTGTTCCATATCGAGGTTGGAACCCAAACGGCTTTAAGCCCGCGTAACTTTTGGAGGAAAACTTCAGGAGGCATGTCTCCTTGGTAGAGTTGGTCACCCCAGCGTTTCACAAACGGAAGGGCAGCAGCAAGATCAATGACGCGAGTCATGCCCACACCGCCGGGAAGAAGGCGGGTGGATACAACATCGCGTCGAGTCACCCTAGTGACCTGGTAAACCTGCATGATGTCGTAACTGCGCACGACTTCGAAGATAAGGGAGAAATCGCGCCCGTTGTAGACTGGTTTTGTGATCCAATCCACCAAATTGGAATAGCTGTGAGTGTAGCCATAAGATAGGTCGTTGAGGAACATGGTGGCGGTGTCGGCTTTATGGTCGAATTTGAACGAGATCTGCATGTCGACGTTTGTAAAATCTGCACCGAG